TGTCAAAGGCCATGATTGTAACAGACCTGACCTGTCGCTACTGTTCAATACTCTTATAAGATTGTTAACATCCCATTCGGTGGATTCCAATCTACCAGAACCATCCCTTCTGGCTACGGTATCGGCAGTTGGTGCTGTTGTTATTGGTTGGTTACCAGAGTGCCATACAGTCCTAGTATCAGTACCATTATAGTACAATAGACCATCTTCTAAACCACCTTCTCTAATCCTTAAATGGGCATTACCGTCATAGTTGTTTATATAAACATCATTATTAGCTGTTGTTGCAGTACCTATATACCACATATTAGCACCTGATGAATCTACTGCCCTCCAAAAGTTGATTGAGTTATTACCCGCAACAGTACCTGTACCTATTGCCCTGATAGGTTCTGCCTCACTTGGATTAATCCTTCCAGAGTTGATAACACCAGATACAGTTAAATCTCCTGTAAGTGTATCAGTAGTGTTTAGTAACCTATCATCAAGTGCGGATTGTAGGTCTGTCTGGTCTGATAAAGACCCTGTAATAGAGCCCCAAACAAGATCTATATTTTTTAGATAACCTGCGTCATTGTCCAATTGGGATACAGCGCTACCTGAGGCAATATAGTCGGCATCATTATCTAGTTCTGAAACGGCGCTACCTGAGGCAATGTAATTACTATCATTATTTAATTGGCTTATATTTGAACCTGATACAACGTAATTGGCATCGTTACCCAGCTGAGAGACTGCACTTCCAGATATAACATAGTTTTCGTCGTTTACAAATTGGCTGTTACCACTTCCAGACACGGTATAGTTTTCGTCATTTACGAATTGACTATTTGATGAACCAGATATAACGTAATTACTATCGTTATCGAATTGAGATATATTACTTCCACTTATAGTATAATTTTCATCGTTTGCGAATTGTGAAATATTAGACCCTGATGGAGTATATGAGGTATCGTTATCGAATTGACTAATCGCAGAGCCTGAAGTAGTATAATTTGCATTATTATTTAATTCGGTTATGTTAGAACCACTTATAGTATAGTTTATATCATTTACAAATTGAGATATATTACTACCACTTTGCACATATCTTCCATCTAAACTAGCAGATAAGGTATTTAAACCTTCTCTTTCGAGAATTAAATTACCACTTCCACTATTAAAAGTAATATTTTTAACATAAAAATTATCACTTCCAGATGATGAAGTTGATGTTATTCTATATGAAATTATTGGGGCTAAAAATTCACCTAATTGTTGTAAAGAAGAAAAACTACCACTTGGTGATGTAAAATCATTATATGGTTTTGGCTCTATAAATATTTGGTCATTTGTATATTTATTTTTTATATTAATAGAATCTACACTACCAAATTTATTACTATATTCAATTAAATAATCACCCCTAACATAGGATATTCCACTTACTCTAAATACATTATCATCTACTTCTTCTATATAACCATCAGTAGAATTAATAGATGGAGTAATGGAAATAGGGTCAGAATATGAAATTATTTTTGTTATATATTCACTTAATTCATATATTGAATTAAATTCAATACTACCACTATATGTTAAATCCTTAAAAGTTTGGAAATTATCAAATATAAAATCATCATCAGTATATTTGTTTTTTAAATTGATTGAATCAATTGTACCAAATCTATTGTTGTAAATAACAAAGTAGTCTCTTTTTATATAAGAGACATCACCTATTCTAAAAGCGTTATTATTAATATTATTAATATCCATATTATACTATCTTCTCTTTAACTATTACTTTAGTAAAGTTGAAAGATTTGAAAGTTTCTAATGATTCATTAACATTAATATTATCAGGAATTATATAACCTTGCATACTTAATATTAATTCAGATTTAGATACTCTATCCTCTTGTGTTTCAACTGTTACAGGAGTTGGATATGAATCAATTCTAGTTCTAAATAAAAATTTCTCTTTATCACCCCAATACGAATCTGACGCGTATTCTATTCCTTCTATAATTTTATTTGTATGTTCTACAAAATCTGTAAAAATTATAATTTTATATCTAATTGTTATATAATCAGGTATAACCACACCTTGATATGATTCTTGGGGTACTTGATTATTTAAAACATTAAAATTATCGTATTGATTTCGTTTTGACCAACCACTTTTGAAATATTGAATATTATTAGCTTTATTACCATCTAACTTATTTCCTAAATTTCTATTTTTTTCAAAAGATTCACGTTTAAATACTATTACAGGCGATAATAATTTGCCGTTTTTATCGCGATAATAACCGTCTTTCTGGATTGACTTCCATCTTTCAGGGGAACCGTAGTAAACTGGTACTTGTATATTTTCCCCGTTTAATTCTATGGTTGGTTTTATTTTATTTATTAAATAATAATTAATAGCAGCATCATTATCTTCTAATGATATTTTAAAATTTTTTACAGTATTTTCCCTATTAGAGGTTTGATTACCTCTAACTATATTAGGTTTTCCATAATTAGCATCTATATTCTGGTCTTTTTGGTAAGGTTGTAAATCTTGTTCTGGAATATTATACTGTTTAGGGAGTGCCTTATAAAACTTCTGTCTTGGTATAGGGGTTGGTTTATCACTCATTATTTCATAGTTCTTGAAAATCTATTTCTTATACTTCTTAATTCCTTAACTAAACCTGATAGTTTGGGTTTATCATGGAAATTTTTCATATGAACATTTTCAAATTTTGATATTAATGATGATAAATCTTTTCTTATAGTTTCGTCTGTAATTTCATTTTTAACATCCCAAGATACAGATTGAGTTTCATCATCAACACCTGTTACTGTAGTAGTAATATCTCCTTTTCTTGACTTATCACCTACTTTAAATTTAGAAACTTCATTAAAAACACCTTCAATTCTAGCATTTAAATCATTATCATCTAAAATAGTTTGAATTTGTATTTCTAATTCATCATACATTTCTTCTTCCTCAGGTAAGAAAAAATATCCATTTCTTACATCCCATTCTGCATATAATCCTTCTTCTTCAAATAAATCAGATAATTCATTGGCTTCAATTTGGTCTCTAGGTATAACCATTAAACCACTATCACCTCCATTATTTTCTTTTAATAATTTTGTTTTAGGATTAAAAATAATTTGTCCTTTTAATTTATCTGATAATTTCATTATATTCTTTCTCTTTTTATATTTAACTTTTCCGCACGAGTATAGTGTGCTCCTACTATAACTGATAATGAAACACCAGTATCACTAACACCATCTTCATCTTTATAAGCATAATTTGGGTCTTTACCTACAAAATATTCATTTTCATCTAATTCATGAATTTCAAAATAATCATTATTCCAAAGCATTACATCACCTATTCTAGGTACTACATTAGCTTCTATTAAATGTAACTTCAAAAATCTAACTTCAATTTTTCTATTTTTATCTTGACCACGTTCATTATCTGTAGTAACAAAACCACCATGTGAAATTAAACAATTAACTAGTACAGGACCTAACCATTTTTTTTGGGTAGATTCTCCATATAAATTAGTGTCTATTTCTTCTAAAATAGGTGTATAATAGCCAACCTTTTGTTCAATTACTTGACCAATAAGTTCTTTATTAATATTATGTATGAAATCGATATCTCGACTTCGCCCAAAAAATGCGCACATTATTCTTTAAATTTCCAAATAAATCCTTTATATGTTTTTCCTTTTCCATTACATATAATATTAATATTTGGTTGATTAATACTTAATTGTCGAGCTGCTTCTTTTCCACTACTCCATTCTTTAATTAAATTACCTTGTAAGTCTAATTGTTCAATAGGTTTACTTTTAGCTTTAATAACAGCATTTACATGACAATCCCTTTTTATACCTTTATATTTTATTTTTTAATATTCACTACTATCTAAAGTCCCACCTTCTTCCCTTAAAATTTCCATAGCTTCAAAAACTGCATTAGCAATTTCATCTTTGGAGGATTGGTGTTCCCAAGCTACATCAATAGCTCTACCTATTACTGTATCTATATTTACAGGACCATCAGTTGTACTTAATAAAAAGTTTACTATATCTTCAGATTTATATTCATTAATAGTTTGAGAATCATTTGCACCTTGCATTGATAAATGGGCTTGGATTCTATCTTCTACATAATCTAAATCTGCCAATTCTTCTTCTCCTAAACCATCTAAATCAATTAGAAACTTATAAGCCCATTCTAAATCTAAATTATACTTGGCTAATAACTCTTCTAAATCTTCATCCCCCGTTTTATAATCTGAATCTCCCCACGGTGATGTTGAATCACTTTCTAATAATATTCTTGGTTTTAATCCTGCTATTTGTTGTAATCTTATTACTTCTTTTGTTTTCATTTCTTTTATTTTTATTTCTTTTGTTTTTATTTCTTTTATTTTTATTTCTTTTATTTTATGCGATAAAAATGGGCATTGGGAAATCTCCTAATGTTTCTCTCAATGCTTCATTTTCGTCTCTTCTTCTAATTAATTGAGCTCTACGAGATGTTTCTTCTAAGTCATCTCTTAATTTTTCAATTAATGTACTTTTTTCTGTTCCTGATGTAGCAAATAAATCACTTTGGTTTAATGTTACTTCTTCTCCAGGTATTTTTACAGTTGAATATTTACCTCTAATAAATCCTAACATCTCCTTAGCTAATGCTAAACTATATTCAAATATCCAATATCTACCAGGTCCATTAATTTGGGTATAAACTGGATTATTATATGGTACTTTTGATATATCAGTTACTAATGAGTCTCCTGCACCATATCCTGAATTTGGTGTTATTACATTTTGTTCGGATTTTTTAGCATACCTAAACCACAATGGAGTATGTCTTGTTGGTGATGGGAATATTTTTAATTTATTATTTATAATTTCAAAACTAAATCCTGATTTTCTAACCATATCGTTTAATTCAATTGCTTGTAATGTAGCAATATCAAAATTTAATGGCATTAACATAAAGTTAATTGCAGGTGATTGTGTACCAAATCCAAATGAATCTAATAATTGTTGTGTTCCATATCCTGTACCAGCATAAGGGTCAAAATACCTCATAATAGCAGGTATATTTTCATAAAATACCTGTTTTACTTCTATTTGGTCTCCTGGGGCTAATGATGCAGAAGCTGATGCCCAAGTGTTTAAATCATATGTTTGTGTACCTGGAATTAAATTTAGTGAACCACTGTACCATTCTACATCACCACCCACCCCTACTTCAGTACCATAGTCTTCAGATATTCTGATTATATTAGCTAGTGATGGTTGAATGACTTTATCATTTAAAAAGGAACCTGTTTGTTGTCCTTCTAAACTTAAAAAGTTATTTCTTATTTGATATAAATAAATTTCATTACCATAAGTAGTTACCGCCTCTTCAAAACAAGCAAAAAATTGTGTATCTCCCATTTCAACATCCATCGATGGATATCCTAGACGTCTAGCACAAAATTTAGCCACTTTTAATGCGTCTGTTTGGAATTGCACATCACCATCGTAAAAACCGAATGGTGTTGAGGATCCCGATTGGAATACTGGTGCATCGTTCCAAATTGCTGAGTTAGCCATGTGTTATTTTAGTTATAAATATTATTAATCTCTAAATTTTTCATATATATTTAATATATCAGTAACAATACTATGTCTATGATTTGTTTTTAATTCAACTATATTAAACCCTTCTATATCATTCATATATTTAGTTAGAAATGGAAAACCAGAATCTTTTTTATTTCTTAAATCGGTTTGGTCAGCATCTCCACATAATATAATTCTACTACCACGACATAATCTAGTTAAAATTAATTCTGTTTGTTTTTGTGTTAAATTTTGGGCTTCATCAACTATTACTAAACAATCAGTAAAATTTCTACCTCTCATAAATGCTACTGGTAATATTTCTATCTGACCAGTTTGTATGCATTTTTCTATTTTTTCTTTATGATGTAATCTATGCATATTTTCATATACTGGTGCTGTGAAAGGAGCTAACTTATCATTCATATCACCAGGTAAAAAACCAATATCATCTCCTGATATTACTGTTGGTCTTGTAATAATAATTTTTTCTATTGCTTTCCTAAATAATAAATCTAATGCAATATTTGCTGCAAGTAAACTTTTACCTGACCCCGCTTTACCTTTAAATACTGTAATTACACTTTCTAATGCTATCGCTTTAGCTATTTTTTGTTCTTCATTTAATGGTACTTTAAATTTAACTGGTGATTTTTTTGATGTGTTTGGTAAGAATTGATTGTTTGGGGTATTTGAAAAGCTGCTCATAAAAATATATTTATATTGTTTCCAATAAATATGAAAAAGATAATTCATAACTCAAAATAAAATAAAAAAGCCGCAATAAATTGCGGCTCTTCTTTTTATGCTATGGGTTGTATTATACTGTATCTAAATCAGCTACAATAACTTTTCCATAAAATTCTGGTCTAACCATTTTCTTAGCGTAACGAGTCATAATACCTTTTCTTGGAGTGAAGGTTTCTGGATCGTATACTAATGGAGTAGTCATGATCGGAATATAAGGAGCATATACAGCACCTGATTCTAAGAATTGGTTACCTCTAAATCCTAATAGAATTGTATTTTCAGTCATATATGGATTCTTGAATACTTTGTATCTTGAATTTAATTGACCTACTTTTTGTACACCAAATGCGTATTGAGCTTTTGCTGCATCACCATCAGTGTCTGCTGCAAATCCTGGAATTGATTCTAAAACTGTAGAAACAGTTGGAGAAACTACCATGAAGTTAGCACCACCTCTTAATGTTCTTTGGTGAATTCTGTTAGATATTTTTTGTAATTTAATACCTAATGTTTGGAACCAAGACATTTTAGTGTAATATAAACCAGCGTTGTTGTTGTTTGAGAACGCACCGTTTGCGAAATCTTGACCAACTTTTGCACTCCAGTACTCAGTTTCAGCTGCATTTTGGATTAACATATCTAATATCTCTAAATCAATTTCTAATGAAATATATTCAGATAATAATGATGTTACTTCCGCTTCCGCATCAATTGATTGGAATGCATTTAAATCCTGAGAGAATTCTGGTGTCCAGCTAGCTTTTAACTTTTTAGTCTTAGCAGCAATGGTATCAGATTTCATTTCGATTTTGAATTCTGGGATTACAATATCGGTTGCAGATTCTGAGTTAGGAATTGAATGGGTCCCATTAGTTGAATCTTCGAAATCACCTCTAGCGTTATCTTTGTTTTGTTTGCTATATAATACTACAGAATCAGCAATGTTGATATTACCATTATACACGAATGTAATTTGACCAGCAGACTCTTTTGTGAATGCTTGTAATATATTATCTGGGTTTGTATTTGAACCAGAAATTACAAATGATCTAATACCTTCTTTATCGTAATCGGCTAATGAAGATGTTGCTACAGTTACTTTACTAACAGTTTCTGCATCAATAGAAGCTGATAAAGAAGAATCGAAATTCACATCAGTGAATGAAGCAGAAGCTACTGTTCCGAATACTCCTGAAGCAGAAGCTACTGCGAAGAAGTTAGTTGAATAACCAAATCTACCTGCACCATATAAACCACCATTAGAGTCGTTTGAGAATGGTTTTGATGATGTGTTCTTACCGTATAATGAATCACCTTTTGCAAAAGGAGCTTTATCATTACCGTATTTAAAATCTAAGAAGAAAACTAAACCTGCTGGTAAAGTCATTGGCTGAACAGAAACGAATTCTTTTGCAGCGATTTGACCAAATACCTTACGTACTAATGGTAAAGTTACAGCTGCATATTGCTCACCAGTACCTGCTGTGAAGCTAGATCCACCTTGGTTGGTTGTATTTGCACTGTTTTCAACCACTAATTGCTTAGCTTGGTTTTCTAATAAGGTAGCCATGTTAGCCTGTTCAGTTGAGTTTGTAATCCCCTCTAAAAGACCAGAACGCTCCCACTTTTTGGCTAATTTCATCGCTCCAGTTAATTGTGACTGGTACGGATTAGCACTTTCTAATAATTGTGATACTACTGACATTGTTTTTTGTGTTTTTGTTTTAATTATGCTTTTGTAATACCTGCAAGTTGTTGCATTCTAATTACAAAGGCGTTGTTGTTTTCATTTAATACTTCAGTTGGCTTAATTGAATTACCTAGAGGCTTTGAAGCTCTACCTAAATTTTCTTTTAAGTTTCTTTTTGAAGTTGTTGTTTTTCTGAAAGTTTCTTGTAAGGTATTGTAAACTGTTTGAGTAGCATTTACTGTTGTAGCGTAATCAAAAGATTTAATAACTTTAACTTTTTGTCCTTCACTTAAGTTATTAGCTTTGAAGATTTTATTTACATAAAGTAACTTCGCATTTAATAAATTAACTTCTTTTAACGTTTTAGTTAAACTTGTGATAGTCTTTCTTGCTTCTTCTAATTCCTTCGATTCTTCAATTTCACTACCTTCTCTTCTAATTGCTTGTCCAGCAGCTTTTCCAAATTCACCCATTTTATCAGATAATTTCTTAGCTAATTCTGGTGCTTTTGCAGCAGCGGCTTTTACACCTTTAACAATTGGATTTCTGTCGGTTATTTTTGGAGAACCACTACCATACTCTTCTAAATCAGATCCCTCTTCTTCATCGGTATAATCTTCGTCTTCCATTTCTTCACCATCCATATCTCCACCTCCTTGCATTTCTGCAAATACGTCAGCGATAATAGATTTAAGATCATCCACTGTAATCTCTCCAACTTCATCACTTCCTTCAGCTTCTTCTTCAATTGACATATCTCCCATTGCTTCACCTTCGCTACCTTCAGTAACATCAGCTTCATCGATTTGAGATTCATCTAATTCTTGTGATTCGTCAAGAGAATTTACAATTTCCTCTAAACTTTCTTCATTAATTTCTTCTCCTTCGTTTAAATCTTCTTCTGCCATTTCATTTAATTTTTGTGAAATCATAGATTGGATTTTTGGCGCCAGAGACTCTTCTAATGATAATTTTGCTACATTTAATGCTGTGCTTCTAATTGCTTTAGCTTCAGCGATAGCGTCTTTAAAAAAATCTTTTTTTGACATTTTTTAATAAAATTTTTGTTTGTGAAAATTACTTATTGGAAGTAATATAAGTTTTCGGTTTTGGAGGGAGATTATATTGGAATAATCTATCTATATGCATATACATATGTGTATTTTTTCCAAAACTAAAGAAAAAATAAAAAAAGCGCAATTCTTTTTAGGAATTGCGCACATTTATGTAGAGGGACTAATTTTTTACTTAATACAACAGATACCTGTTTGAAAACATATAATATCTGACACTATTTCGTTTAAAGCTTGATATTTTTGGGGTTTATTATATTGGGGAACATAATTTTCATTTAAACCTACTTCACGAACATATGCTTCATGTGTTGAAGGTTCTGATACTAAGTCCCAGCATACTAATGCTAAGTCATCTTGTACCTCAACTGTATTTTCATCTAAATTTGCTATTGAACCCATTGCACGAGAAGATATACCTAATGTAATACCTGATTCAATTAAGGCTTTTGCTATATTACCTGAAGGGGTTGGTAGTATTTCTAGTCTACCCATTACATCATCACCTTGCCACCAAACTTTAATTATGTTATGAGATACATTCTTTAAATTTACTACTTGGGATTCTGGATGGTCTAACTCACCCATAGCTCTATTTTGGGATACAGGACCTTCAATATACTTTTCTATTTCCCTTTCAAGTATTTCTCTTGGGTATATTCTACCGTTTTGGTTTTTTGCGTCTGCCCTTTGGATAATACCTTCAAGAATAAATTTACCACCTGTCCTAACAGCTTCGTTTAAGGATTGTTTATTAATTTGTAATGGAAAATGTTCTATTAATAATTTTTTCATTCTTATTGTTTATCTTTTAATATAACATTCTTACCTTGGTCTGCTAATTTTTTAGCTTGATTTTCATCATCAGTTTCTATTGAACCTTTATCATCACCATATTCATTTAGACTAGCTCTTCTTTTTACCTCAGCTTCTACTTCATCCATTACTTCATCATCAGTCATATCAAATGATACTAATCCCCATTCTCCAATAATATCCTCTATGATACTTCTCCATTCTGGGCTTTCCATATTTACGTCATTGTCAGTGCCTTCCCTCATTTCTAATTCATCATCACACCATTCTTTTTCACCAACACCTAATTGATCATAATCCATTCCAAATTCTGAATTAGCTAATTCATCTCTTGGATCATCACTTTCATTTAAACTTCTACCACTTTCGTATGAGGCTACTGTTGCATCGGAATCATACCAATCTTCAATACTATAACCACCACCACGTAATTTATTTACATGCTGTGCTACTCCTTCTTCTTTACTAATTCTTCGTGCTTCAGCTTTTGCTATTTCTAATTCTTCTAAATCTTCTTCATCTTCATCATAACCTTCTTGCATCGCATCTATTTTTGCAATTTGGGCTAAACTGTTTAACCTAGCTGCTTCTTTATCTGCATTTGATTCTTCTGATTTATCATCAACGATTTCACCATCTTTCCAAATTTGATAAGTATCATTTTCTTCTGAATATTTTACAGTATATGGGTCTTCAGATTCATTAATAGTATTCATTAAATATTCTAATGAAAATGTATCTTCAGTAGTATCATCTTGTTTTTCATACATACCTTCAGCAACTTGTTTTTCATTTTCTATTCTATTAGATACTTTTTTCAACCTTTTTTGAAAATCAGACATTTCTTTTTTATGATCTTCCTTTTCATCTTTAGATAAAGTAACACCATCTCTACCGAAGTAACTATTTTTACCTTTATGTTGAGGATGTTTCATTTCTCTCATAATACCTTTCTTTTTATTATGAATGGTATTTTTATCTGTTAATTCATATTCTCTTTCATTATTCTTTTCTAATTTTTTTTCTTCATCAGACATTAATTTTCTAGAATAATAATATTTATCTTTACCTAAATTATTTAATACTTTCTTTTGTGCTTTAACCATTTCGGCTTCAGTTGGAGTATTATGAATAATAGAAACACCATCTAATTTTAACTCGAAATTAATACCTTTTGAATATTCATATGGTGATACCATATCAATTGTAGGGGCATCGATTTCAGGTAATTCTGGTGATTTTTCTTTTACCTCACTGATAATACTTTTATTTTTTAAAATTTTAACAGTATCATTAAATGAATTGAATTTTGTAATACTAGGTAAGTTTTGTTTTCTTATTTCATATAAGAATTTTTCCTTTGTTATTTCCCCAGAATTTAATTTGTTATATAGTGTTTGTGCTGTCATTACTCTGTAATTGTTTTTATCTTATTTGAAATATATTGAATCTTTTCCTGTATTTTATAAAGAGAATTTTTAGTTCTTTTTAAATATCTTAATTCTTCGTCTGTTTCTTTTAATTCTTGTTTCATTTTTGAAGTAAAATCAACTAATCTATTTACTTCATCCATTTTCATTTGGATTTCTTTAACAGCTTTATGTAATTGCTCTCTAGGAGTACGTTTTAATGTTTGTTTTTTAAATTGAGAGTAACGTGCTTCATTTAATGGAGAATTTACATGCCCACATTTATGACAAAGGTAAGGTTCTTTTCCACCTTCACTTAATTTCCAAGACCAACCACAACTTGTACATTCTATAGTTTTATTCTCTTTAATATTTTCACCATTACCGAAACCATATTTACCATCTTTTTTAGCTAAACTTTTCCAGTTTGATAAATCATATTCATCCCAATCAGCAACTGGTTTCCAATATAAATAATGGATTTCTCTATTCCATTTTTCAAAAGATTTATGTACAGTATCTTGATCAGGCATTTCATTACCTTCTAACCCTTCATTCATAGAATCAAATTTTGGATTTTTTGGATTTTTATCCCATAAATCAACACTATTTATTCTATCTTCAGGTTTTACTATTTTAAATTTCATAGTCTTAGTATACATATTTGGGTTAGGTGAGCTTTCGAAACCTGTTGGAGAATTTAAATCCTGTTTATTAGCTTTTCTATTATTAACTTTAGGATCTTCTCTTAATTTTGTTAAATAAGCACCTGCCCCACCACTAGTTGAAGTCTCGTCCATTATTTCTATGGCATATGCTTTAATATCAGATCTTAATTTTTTTAGATCCATTATATATTATTTAATTCTTTTTCTAATTCCTGATACTGAAGTAAGCTTATTACATATTCTTCCTTCATTTTTTTAGCCTCTAATATTGGTTGAATTAAATTAATTATTTCTTGTATTTTTACTTTTAATACCTTATCCTCTACAATACTAATTTTATTTTTTAAAGATTCTTGTAATTTTTTAAATTTAATATCAAGTGATTCTTTTAAATCTTCTGAATCAGATATATTACTAATATACTCTTTTAATGTTTCTTTTTGATCCTTATTTAAATTATCATATTTTGTGTTAAATTTCTCTAACATAATTTTATACACTAAATATCTTTCACCACTCTCCATAGTAGATAGTTCACTTAATATAGTAGTGGTTGTATTATTTTCAGATGTAATATATTCTAAAATATTAGATTTTGATGAAATCATTACATTAGTATCGGGGTTTACTGATTTTATATTTTCAAGTAATGTGTAAATTGCCGCTAATGTTCTATATTCAGGAAGTGGTGTTTTAAAAAAATCATTTAAATCATAAGAATTTTTAATTTCTTTAATTAATTTATGTTTTTCGCTATTTAACTTATCCTTATCTAATGTTCTAGACACTTCTAAAATAACATTAATTATACTTTCAGCTTTATTTTCGCTTAAATTTCTATTTTTTAATAATGTCTGATAAAGTTTATTCTCCTTAGCTATTTCAGTTTTATTAAAATAATTTTTAATAATATTGATTGCTTTGGATTCTTTATTCAATATTGAATCTCTGGTGATTTGTCTGATTAAAATTTCAAAAATTATACCAGTATTCCTATATTTTGAGTGGGTTATCTTACTCATTAATTATTTATTTATTTATAAATATTTAGACTATTCGTTCTCCTGTAAAATATTACCTTCGTTTAATAAATCCCCTTCATTTTCAAATAAACTTATTTGTCTTATCCCAGGTTTATTATTTTGTTTTTTCATTTTACTAAACATATTTTCATTTTGAGAATAAATAGATTTAGCCATTTCTAATCTTAATGCACCTTTTTTAATATCAGGATTTAAAGAACTTCCTTCACCATCATCTTTCATACCATCAGCACCTAACCTATCTTTACCTAAGGCACTATCCTGTGTACCAATATTTGATACTCTTTCTTTTGGTCTTCCTAAAATTGGTTCTGGTAAGTCATCTGATTCTTCATCATATCCTTTTGGAACATCACTTATAGCACCTCCAGTACGATTAGTAGTATTTAATGAAGCTAATTGGTGAGGTGTGCCAAATACTTCACCACTTTCAAGAGGATCATTACCTTCATTTTCAATTTGGTTTAATCTAAATTGACGTTTAGCATCTTCGATTTGTAAATCTCTATATTCATCATACTCATTTTGTGAGAAATTAAATATATTATCATAAATCCAATCAGTAGGTAATAATTTATCATTTATTAATTGAGCAGCTAATTCAGCTTTTTCTTTTAATAATGCTGTTCTTTCTTGTTCGTAAATAATAGATGGAACAGTTAATGATAATTCAAAGTTAGTTAAAGATTCACCATTATAACCCTGTGCATATAAATGCACTAACGCTATTTTGGTTAATTCTGAAATCATGATTCTTTGGATTCTCTCTACTGTACGAGCAAACCTAATATCCTCAGCAGCTAATGTTGATTTACCTGATAAATCTTTTTCATATCCAAAATATGCTTTTGGTACTTTTAATGCTGCAAATAACTTATCTCTTAAATATTCAATATCTTCAATTGAAGTATAATCTAATCCTTTTGTAGTTTCAATTTTAGTAGTTGAATCACCATTTCTAACTGGAATATAGAAATCCTCTAAAATATTTTGCATATTATATTTTAGATTGTATTCACCTGTTTTAGGATCAATATGAGGAGTCTTCTTCATCTTATTGATTACCTTTTGCATATATTGATCTACTTCATTTGGTGGAATATTACCAACATTAATGAAGAATGTTCTTTTTTCAGGAGCTCTTACAATACGGTGGATTAACATTGCATCCTCCATTAATTGTAATTGTTTGAATATCTTTCTACCTGGTTCTAAATAAGATCTACCATAAGGTAAATAATTATAATCTGATAATAACCTGAAGTGAGCTATTTCAAAATTATCAAATTCAACTTGTTCACTTGTAACACCTCTACTCATCAATTGTTGATGACCTAAAGGTGATTGTTGGGTTGTAAATGTTGGATCGTATATGAATTTTACTTCTTGTGGATTTTGTGTGTTTTTACCTTCAACCCTCATCATTGTATATGAAGAGAATGGTATAACATTATAAACACCATATTTTTCTGATATTTCTAGTTTTAGATAGAAATCACCATATTTACACATATTTCTTGTCCAAGCCCATAAATTAAATTCAATGTTTAAAACATCATAAAATAAGTTATATAAGATTTGTTGTACAGTTTCATCTGAACTTTTTATTTGTAGTACTTCACCAAAATCATTTCTTAATGAAGTCTCATCAGCTAATATATCTAATGTAGAAGCAATAATTGGGTCAGTATCCATAGCTTCATAATCAGTATATAACTGTATTCTACTGGTTGGGAAATCAGCAACATTACTATATGCATATCTACCTGATGTAGTATAAATTTTATTAAATCTATCATATAGTGAGTTAGTTTCAAGACTACCCAATTGTTGGATACGCGATGTATCCATTACTTTTAATTGATTTCCTCCTATATTCCTAATGACTACATCAGTTGAAAATAGATTTTTTAATCTTGGAAAAAATGATTTTTGCTGTTCAGCCATTTATTTGTTTTTTTTTACATATCTATTAACCTTAGAACATAAAGGTTGTAAATTTGTGTAATGATTTAATTTATATATTTTTTTTCACGGTTATTTTTACTCCATTCTCTTTTATATTCTTTTCTTTCTTCACTAGAAAAATAATCTAAATTATTATTATAATATTCTTTATTATATTCTAGTATATGTTCTTGATTTTGTTGTTAGCAGTAATTTAAAGGAAACCAACCTATCGTATCGTTGAACTCAACAAAACGATGAAGTCCGCTATTGTCTTTAAATACTTTCGTTTTTAATTCACTGCCATCTTTTAAAACTGCAATAAACTCAAAACCTTCTTTATTAGGTATTAGTGCTAATTCTTTCATTTTTAAGTTCTTTATTTGATTAATATTCAATTACTTATATCCACAGAAGGAAGTCAGTTTCCCTCTGTGGAATTTTTGTGAGATAGGTTGGATTCGAACCAACAACCCTATTTTATTAAGTACGCTAATACTTTTTTATTTAGGTTTTTTAAAAAAACTTGTACTTCGTTTTTCATCATAGCGTCTACCAGTTCCGCCACTATCTCATATTTTAACCATATCGTTGAAATCAACAAAAAGCTATAAAATTACTGCTAACAATGTATATAAAAAAATAGGGGTTTCAGTCTTATAACGAGACTTACTGCCATTAATTAAGGGGTTGCACCTTCCAGAAAACTGAACCGCTTTCATACCCCTACTTTTCATATACAAACGTTAGCAAACATTAATTTGCTTCTTTCAGTATTTTAATTCCTTTCACTTTACACCACCATAGGTATAGTTTAGCCTTCCAAGCTTTAGTTGTACACCAATGTAGTTTACCGTTTTTAAACACAGTAAATGCTCCTTGCGATTTGCCATCTCCGTAATCAACACCGCAAATAAACGATTTGCTAACACCGTGTATAGCAAATGCCTTATTTTCTTTTTGTTTAGTTTCTTCCATTATTTCTATCTTTAGTTTTTATTTATAAATTTCGTGAAGGCACTTGCCATACACAATTCCGTTATAGGGCATTAGAACCAGTGGATTAAACGTCCAGTAAAATCTGCATTAAACCAATCTGCAAAATCTTCTACACCATTAAAGCCATCATTTTTTGCTAAATGTGATATTTGTGAATAGCCTAATCTTCTTCCGTTTACAATTACAGAAAAATATCCTTTACCATCAATCATTACGCAACTACTTGAATTGAAGTCTGCCCTAAATGCATGGTTCCATATTATTTCAATTTCGTCTATTTTTTTACAACGGCTTTTATAAAATTGGTTGTAATTTTTAGTTCTAATTCCAGTCGCAAAATGAATGACATTGCCCACTTTCCATCGTTTATTTTTATCCTCTCGAATAGTGTGCATCTTTTTTTCTTTAATAATTTTATCTACAAATTGAGGTTTAAATCCAAGTACCATAATAAAAACGCCCTATAACACTATGTATAACAAATAGCCGTGTTACGGGTCTTTTTAAAACTATTTGCCTGATTATTAATATTTGTTTATTTACTTAATTCCGTGCTTTAATCGGCTACTTGCCATACACAAAACGTTAGTGGCAAGGCTAAAGACCATCAATCTCCGAAACAACATTGTCCCAAAAATCAATTTGTTTTTGAACAAATCCATCTGTTCTATCGAAGTTATCAATTTCTTTAACTATTATTTTGATATAATCTTTTGCTATTTTCTTTGATAAATTTTCAATAACGCCAAATGATTTTCCACCATCTTTTTGAACTCCTTTATAATTTGAAGCATTGGCTATTTTTTCAAAAGATATTTTTATTAACTCAGTTGCTTTTTGTTTTGCATTCATATTATTTAATTTGTGATAAGCCCAGCCACTAACAGCGTGTATAAGAAGTGGCGGGCTTTTCGGTTAAATCAATCATTCGTTTTGTTTATTAAGTTATGTTATTATTCAAAGGTTCGTGCTTTTTAATCCGCTACGACACCATACCACCATACGTTAGCAACAATAAAAAAGGGCGCTCACTGTTGCGGTTGTACGTACTTACTATAATGTAAAAAGTTTTTCGATTTTATTTAGTGTTTTAGTTGGTCTAATAGAAACTTTAACTTTTTTTTCCCAAATACATTTAAAATCATCAGGAGCATTATATTCGCTTACAAATACTTTGTGATTATCTTTTGCCATATCTCTACACCATTGCCAAAACTTATCATAATCGAAAACTAATTTACTATCATAAACTTTAGTTCCTTGATAGGGTATGTCGCAATAAATTATGCTTTCAGCAGGTATGTCTAAATCTTGGTATTCACAATTATAAAAGTCAATAGTCTTTATGTAAGGTAATTGCTTTGTTGTGTTTCTAATTTGTTCATTTACATAGTCTCTATTTTTGTGCTTTCCAGAATACCCACCACCAAAAAACCTACCATTAAAACTTGCCATAAACCCAATCCAACCAATTTCAAAATCAGTAAATTTATTAGATTTTCTATCATTGTATTCATTTCTTGCTTCTGCGTGTAATTCTCTTGTTATCTCTAAAGGTCGTTCTAAATTGTTTTGTAAGCCTTTCCACATCTCAATAAGGTATTTATTTGCATCAGCACCAATTCTATGTCCTTGTACCTTATCAATCAAGTTTGCACCTCCTACAAATGGCTCAACATACCATTGATTAAGTTTTTTATCTTTTAGAATAATTGGTAATATTTCTTTACTTAATCTATTCTTACTTCCCATATATTTCATAAGTTTTCGTTTTTTAAACCGCACTACATATAACAATGTAATAAAAAATAGGGGTTCCAGTCTTATAGCGAGACTTACTGCCGTTAATTAAGGGGTTACACCTTCCAGAAAACTGAACCGCTTTCATACCCCTACTTTTCATATACTTTGCCGTTGTGCGCAATTTAAAGAGCATCTAACTCGTTAATTACATCTTTCCAGTATCTTGCTTTGTACCCACCATAATCAGCCCCTTTTGAAATGTGCTCAATAATTTCATTGCAGGTAATTTTAGCCGATTTAATCGCTATTAATGTACAAAGTATTTCATTTCCACACTCTGTATCTTCGTCCATCAATATTTTTCGGTATTGGTTTACCAAATCATTTGCTTTTTCGTTTGCTGTCATCATAATAAACTGCGCACACACATTGTATATAAATCAGTGGCGTTGTACGTCTATTTAACCACTTTTAGCTGTTTAATTTAGTTTAAGCGTGTCGGCAATCTTTCAGCTATTAATCGCCACCGCTTCATATACTCGTCCGTTAGCGGCAAGGCTGGTGAAGCGGACAAGCAGCGGTTTTACATTTAATTTTTAGCAATCCATTATTGGTTTTGTTGCTTTTACGCACACCGCAATATTGAAACACCTTACTATTACATTGGTGGCGTTGACGGTGTTTACAGCTATTGCAAGTAAGCCCAGCAGCTAACAATAGTTTTGCGTCAGGCAGGGTGAATAGCTCCGATTGAACATTTGTAGTTATATCATCTTTCATTTTTCAAATTTACTTTAGTGGTTAAAATCCTGCCCGAAAGCAAAGCCATCGGACGTTAGCACCAGTTTTAGTGCAACCTAACAAGTGTGCGAATAGTCTCGTTTGACAACTCTACTTGTATTATTTTTTCGTCCGAAAACACAACATTTCCAATTAACTGCCCATCTTGATAACATTTGCCATCTTTAAAACTGTAACTGTAATTCGGAATTTGAATATTCCCACATTCAATAGTCCCTACTTTAATTTCATTTGAACAACTCATAATAAAAACTGATGCTAACATTGGCTTTACGCAAGTGGGGGTTAGCGGTTAAACCCAGCTTAGGTGCTTTTAATAATCATTTGTGCAGGTTGAAAGTTCTGTGCTATTTAGCCCCACCTGCGTAAAGCCAAATCTCGTTATAGGTAAGGCTAAAATGCTATTCGGAGGTAAACCTTGTCCATTTACCTTGTCCGTGTTTTTCATTGATTTCTTTAACAACATCTTCTCGTTTTGATTTATCGGTATAAAAACTTCCGAGCGGTTGTTCGTAGTTGTAAACGTGTATCCAGTACCAGTACATATTTTTTAGATTTGTGAGAAGCCCTACCTATAACAGCACATAGGCTATATGGCGGAGTTCTCGGTTAATATTAAGTTTAGTTTTTCAAATCAAGTTTAGTGGCTGTATAAAGTTTTGTATTCCAAAATCCGCCACATTACCTATCTGCGAAACGTTATGTGCAAGGCTACCAATTTTCCCTATAATCAACTTTTAGTTCTGAAAGCCGTTCACGAACTAATCTATTAAATGACGAAAATTCAGGTGAACAAAGCACTAAATCTAAATCATCAAACTTTTTTGTATCATATTTACTAACCTCTAAAAGGTACTCGGCAACTTTTGCGACATCTTCATCTAAACTATATTGCTCTTGCTCTAAAATTGGCAGTGCTTTGTTTAAATCATTTTTTCTAATAATCAATGTTGGTTTGTAACTCATTTTTATTTCAAATTAAATTTAGTGCTGATAATCCGCCCAGCACATAACAGCGGTTTTATTAAATTGCGAGTTTATTGGTTTAATCACGTTCACGTTTCGCATCAAGTTTAGTGGTTTCCGAAAATATGCAGTCCCGAACTTCGCAACTGAAATAAAGCCACGGGACGTTAGCAGAAACTCTAAGAAACTGCAACCTTGAAAGTTTCTTCGGCATTAATACCGCCGTGTTTTGTAATTACTTCTTGAATAGTATCTATTGGCACATAGCCATAGACAGTTTTAGTCCAATCGTATTCAATTTCAGCGTATTGATTAATCAAAGATTCCTCATGGCTTGGAAAACCAATTTCCAAGGAGTTATACCAATCTTGCGTTTTTCTTGGGTTGCAATAATGCCCTGCTGAACCTTGAACAGACATATTAAAACCATCGTTACATACTATTTTTGGTCTGTAACAGTAACCGTGTTCTTCTTTGAACGTGTTTTGAATAAATTTTTCTATTGTCATCTTATTTTGATTTGTGAAGAAGGGCATCCGCTAACAAGTGCTATACAATATGGCGGGTGACGTGCTTCGGTTAAATATTTATTTTAAATTCAAACTTGGTGCTTCGTATCAAGTTTTGTGGTAGAAATCCGCCACATCGTATAGCACCAATACGTTAGCTAATATGCTTAAAACGCCACCGTGAACCATAAGCCGTATAGTGAGGTTTATTATATCTATTATTACATTGTGCCGAAATCACAGATTTTTTAAACCCAAACTTTTTTACAATTTCTCCAATGCTTTCATATTCAGCAATAACATTTCCTTCTAAATCTAACTGTTCGACAAATTTGTTTCTACCTTCATTTCCTTTTGTTCCAAATCCCAAATCGTATTTATTATATTGAGAATAATCTCTTTTTAAGCTTTCGGAATAAGTTGTGATTTTTAGATTTTCTAACGTGTCGTTTCTTATATTTTTATCTAAATGCACAACGCACATCCCTTTAGGTATTTCACCAATAAATGCTTCTGCAACCAACAACGAAACTGCTTTAGTTTTTACTTTACCATCTGCTCCAAAAGTTACTTTTGCGTTATCTAAAAATCCGTCCGGGCCAATGCAATAGGTTCTTTTTAGAATTTTAGTTTTTAATAGTCTTCCAATTGTATCATAGCGTTGTTCTCTTTTTACTCGACCGAAATTTGATACTGAATGAGAACCATCAAATCCAATTATATCTTTCCAAATTTCTTTATCCAAATCCTCCAACGATAGCACATCAGCTAACATTGCATTGGCAATATTGGGGCTGATGTACTTAATTTCGGCTTTTGTGCTTTCTACTTTCATTTGTAATAATTTGAACATTTGTGCTTTCTAATCCCCAACATCGCCAATGCTTGCCCGTTAGCAGATATGGCGGTAGAACCGTAGAACTACCACCAATAAATTACTTTTTAAAAGAAAACTTATCTCCTAAAATTTCCAATCTTTGACCTAAAACCTGCAAATACTGGTTCATCAATCTTGATTGTTTGTAGAGTAAATCTTTGTTTTGTCGGTCTAAATCAACAAATGGTTGTGTACGCATAAAATCGTTAAGTCCATTTGTTTTAGTTGCTAATTCCTGTGCTTCAATTAGAAGTCTGTCATAAAATGAATTTTCCATAATGTAAATTAGATTTGACCTATACAATCGAGGTTTTAGTTTTTATAAATAAAGCCAAAATCTGCTAACAGCAGTTAAACAAGATGGCAAAATATGTGTATTAATCAAGTTTATCTATCGCATCAATTTTAGCGGTAACGGAAAATTTATCTTTCCGAAATTTGCCACCTCGTTTAGCTGCAAACCGTTAGCCACCATTTGAAACAGACGCTTTACAAGCACCGTGGTTTTTTAATATACTAATCGCTTGGTTCAGTTCACCGATAGCGTCTAAATCAGCATCAGTATCAGGGCAAGG